CCGTTATCGATTCCTAGACACTCGTTATTATTGACTGCCTTGTTATTGCGCGTTCTGATGTCACACTATGCTTTCCCAGTGTTCGAACTCGTGTATAGTTACATCACTGTTCTTCATCATGGTGCATAAGCTTTGTAGATTTCCTAATACCTCCTCTTCAGGCATCTGGTACTTTATACTTGCTGCTGTGACACTGGACGTTACGTCGTACCATTGTCGCAACTCTAAGCCGTACCCTTTATGTTCATTCACGTCTTCAGTGCACTTCATGGATCCTAACATACTTAAATAGCTCATGTTTCTCGCGTCCACGTTTGCCCCAGTGGCCTCTGATACACCGTTTGTCACTTCATACCTCCTTTTGAGCCGCACGAAGTCAGGGCCCAGTTCTAGCCTGCCGTCTCTATCAAAATACACTATCATACTGCAGAACGTCCCCACCTTATCACTCACTCTAGCTTTTGATTGCATGTTATACTTATCCTCTATTTCCCTTCTTAAAGTTGAGATGTTTGGCTTTCCTTTTGATGCTGCCATGTTGTCGTCTCCTAATATTGTCATCAGTCTTATTCGTTCCTTATTTCTTAAAGTGAATCCAGCATGAGCTGCCATGTTGACTATTGCGTTGCCGAGTGCTGTGGTTGCTTGACCCGTTAGTCTCATGCCATCTAGTGTCCCTCTGATGTGTTTGCCTTTATACTTCCAGTGATTGTGGCACTGTCTCCAGCTGGACAAAAAGTTGTCTTGCCCTCCTAACATGGCATACACTTCGAACTCGATGTCTATAAGGTGATGGTCTGTCTGTCTATCTTGTTTGGTCATGTCGTTCTCAAAAATGTGATTGGCGTCTGTCACGTTTCTAAATCTTGAAGCCAATTCTTGCGGGGTCAGCCCATCTGTGTAAATCACTTCTGGTCGTAATATTGCATGTAACCGTTGTTTTAACACCTTGAACCCACCAGCGTACATTGCGCACAAGCCCTTCATTTGCCAGACTATCATTCTTCCTTGTGTTTGTTCTGGCAAGTCTGCTATAGAGTCCTTTAAGAGGCTTTCTAACTTTACGTGTACGTTGACAGCATTTATGGGGTTTACTTCGAAACCTTCACTCAATATTTTGTCAACCTCGCTCGCTATCCTTCCAGCGTCTGGTCTCGCTTGTAACCACTCTTTAATGTCTTGCCAGTTAAACGTCACTGGGTTGACTTTACTTTGGTTTGATATTTCCCTCCATCCTGGCACAAAATAGGCTGCAGCCATCTTACACAACTCCACTTTCCTGGAAGTCGGAAACTTCCTCACGATCGTGACTGACCCTAATCTCCCCGCGAAATTATTTATCTCAGAGAAACTCTTTTTGTGAAACACTGGTCTACTATACATCGGGTACTGTGTCATCGTCGCTTTCTGGGTC